ATGCAGCCAGTTCCGAAAATGCATAAAGCCCCAAATTTGACGGGGCTTTTAATGGTGGGCGCACAAGGGATCGAACCTTGGACCTCTCCCGTGTGAAGAGGCGGTTCCACCGGTCGGGGGAAACCGAAAGTAAAAACCTAGCCTTGCTAATACCTTATAAAACCTATAAAAATGTGGCCGGAGGCGTTCGGGGTCGTTCGGCCGCAAACGGCCAATTTATAGCCCCCCGATAGCCCCCCGGATAATGGTCGGGTAACAGTTTCGGCGCGAAATTTAGCCGGTAACTTGCTAAATTTCACGGAGGTTCGAGTGTCACGGAAACTACGGTTCACAGATCAAGCGTTGCAGCGCCTAAAGCCGCCCAAGGTCGGACGGACGGAGTTGGAAGACGCGCTATGCCCTGGGCTGATGCTGCGCATCACTCCGCGCGGCGTGAAGTCATTCAGCGTGCAGTACCGCGTCGCGGGCGAGGGCGGAGTAACGGCCACCGGCCGCCAGCGCCAAGGCATCTACCACCGCATCACGCTCGGCACCACCGCGCTGGTGGGCCTCGCGCAAGCCCGCGAGCAAGCGCGGCTGATTATGCAGGCCGCCACTTCGGGCCACGACCCACGCGAGGAGCGGCGGGCGAAACACCTGATCCGGCATAGCAACACCTTTAAATTGGCGGCGGCCCGGTTCATCGAGACCGAGCTCAAGCCGACCATCAAGCGTTGGAAAAACGCTGAGGTCACCTTCCGACTGCACGTCGAGCCTGAATGGGAGAATACGCCCATCCAAGATATCCGCCGCGCTGACGTGCACGAGCTCCTTGATGACCTTGTCGCTGACGACCGGGTGGCGCTGGCGCGCGAGGTGCGCAAGCACTTAAGTCGGTTCTTCAGCTGGGCGGTCAACCGTGAGTTGATCCAGGCGAGTCCGATGGTCGGGCTGGAGCGCGGCGACCTTATAATAAAGAAGGAGGCGGGGCGCGCGCTGACTGACGACGAGCTCCGAGCAGTATGGGCCGGATCAGTCGAAATGGCTTACCCTTTTGGGCCGCTCTACCAGCTACTCATGTTGACGGGCCAGCGGCGCGGCGAGTGGGCGGCGGCGTCGCGCTCCGAAATAAACTGCGCGCGCAACTTATTGGAGGTGCCCAAGGCGCGCTATAAAGGCGGGCGCGACCACGTGGTGCCGTTGGTCAATCAAGCGTGGGCGATCTTTGAGAGCCTGCCGGTGTGGCCGGGCAACGATTACTACATCTTCTCAACGATGGGCGGTACGAGGCCGGTGGCGGGCTTTAGTAAGGCCAAGGCCGCGCTCAACCGCGCCTCCGATGTTGCCAACTGGCGCGTCCATGATTTGCGGGTCACGTGCGAGACCCGGCTCGCCTCGTTGGGCTTCAATCAGGAGGTTCGAGACGCGGTGCTCGGTCACGCGAAGCCGGGGCTGCAAAAGACTTATAACAAGCACGACTATTTCGACCAAAAGCGCGCCGCGCTGACGGCTTATCAACATCATCTTCAAGAAATTGGCGTCGTTCGCTAAAATTGAATTGCTTAGGCCGCTCGTTGTATATTAGACCGGCCATGTCACCGCCTAACGGCGGGACCGCCTAACGGCGGGACCGGCATCAGAAACCTCAAAATTGACTTCAACCGGAAGTGCTCCATTGCAAGATGGAGTGCTTCACCACGATGAAGAGGTTTCTGTGAAGCGTTTTCTAAGCACCGCGCAGGTGCTGAATAAAACTGCGCTTGGTCGTACCACGCTTTTCACGCGCATCCGTGAAGGTACCTTCCCCAAACCAATCAAGCTCGGGCATTGCACCAACGTCTTCCTTGAAAGCGAGGTTGACGCGTGGATGGACGAGCAGTTGGCGGGGAGGGAGGCATGAACGGCGACAACGCTGCTGCGCTCACCTTCCTGAAGAAGGTTTACCCGGATGGGCCGTGGCCGCTTACGGCGATTAAACCTGACAAGAAGGGCATCCAAACCCGGACCTTTTACCCAGCGACCGAGGCCGAGTGCCTCAAGTGGTTGGAGCAGTATAACGGGAAGTGGAACCTGTATTGGTTGATCAACCCGCCCATGCGCGACATCGACAAGAAGGCCGACCGCGAGGACATCAAGGAAGTCGCATATCTGCATGTGGATATCGATCCACGTGAGCGCGAGGACTTAACCGAGGAGCGTGAGCGTATCTATGGGCTGCTCACCGGGCGGCTGCCCGAGGGCGTGCCGCCACCGAACTTCATTATCGACAGCGGTGGTGGCTATTGGGGCTTCTGGGATCCCGAACCGACCATCCCCGTGGATGGCGACTTGGCCAAGGCCGAGGACGCCAAGCTGTACAACCTGAAGTTGGAGCAACTATTCGGCTGCGCGGACAGCTGCCACAACATCGACCGCATTGCGCGGCTGCCGGGCAGCGTCAACATCCCGGACGCCAACAAGCTGAAGAAAGGCCGCAAGGAGGCGGTGGCCAAGGTGCTTTGGGCTGCGCACAATGCCTATCCGCTGTCTACCTTCGTCAAGGCCGCCGACCCGAACAAGGTTTTGACGCCGTATGTGCCCACGGTCGAGGTGGACACCGGCGCGGTGCTGCTGTTCGACGACTTGGGCGCTGAGCTCGCCAAGTACAACGTCGACACGCGGGTGCTGGTCATCATCAACGAGGGCCACGACCCCGACAACCCAAAGGAAAGCGACAACAGTCGGTCCCAGTGGGTGTTCGACATGTGCTGCCAGCTGCTGCGGGCCGGGGTGCCCGACCAGGTCATCTTCAGCATCCTGATGAACCCGGCCTATAAGATCAGCGAGAGCATCCTCGGAACGCGCGGCAACATTGAGAAGTATGCGCTGCGCCAGATCGAGCGGGCCAAACAAGAAATCGAAGAACCCTGGCTGCGCGAGCTCAACGACCAGTATGCCGTCATCAAGAACCTCGGCGGCAAGTGCCGCGTGGTGCAGGAGATTATGGACCCAACGCTCAAGCGCAGCCGGTTGACCCGTATCTCGTTCGAGGACTTCCGCAACTCATACCTGAACGAGACCGTACAGGTTGGCGAAGACCCCAAGACCAAGCTGCCCAAGTTCGAGAAGGTGGGTAAGTGGTGGCTGGAGCATAAGGAGCGGCGGCAGTATACGCACCTCGTGTTCAGCCCTGGGAAGGAAGTGCCCGGAGCCTACAATCTCTGGAAGGGCTTTGCCTACGAGGCGCGGCCGGGTGACTGCTCGCTCTACCTTGACCACGTCCAGCGCAACATCTGCGCCAACGACCCCGACATCTACGCCTACCTGTTGGGCTGGATGGCGCGGGCGGTACAGAAGCCTGCTAGCCAGGGCCACGTGGCAATCGTGATGAAAGGCCTAAAGGGCACCGGCAAGTCGTTCTTCGCCGATCATTTCGGCAAGCTATTCGGGCGGCACTACCTGCCGGTCAGCAACCCTGGTCACTTGGTCGGCAACTTCAATGCCCACCTGCGCGACGCTGTGGTGGTGTTCGCAGACGAGGCGTTCTATGCGGGCAACAGGGCGCACAATTCCATCCTCAAGGCGATGATAACGCAGGATACCCTCATTATCGAAGGTAAGGGCCTCGACGCCGAGCTCGGGCCTAACTTCACGCACGTTATCATGGCCTCTAACGATACCCGGGTGATCGCGGCGTCCGTCGATGAGCGGCGCTTTCTGGTGCTGGACGTGAGCAGGGAGAAGATGCAGAACAAGGCTTACTTCAGGGCCATCGAAGAGCAACTCGAGAACGGCGGCTACGAGGCGCTGCTGCACCACCTGCTAAACCTTGACATCTCGAAGTTCGAGGTGCGTGACGTGCCCAGCACCGCCGCGCTGACCGACCAAAAGCTGAGGGGCCTGCGCGGCATCGAACGCTTGGCCTATCATATTGCCAACACCGGCGAGTTGCCGGCACCGGTGACCGACCAGGAGCGGCTGCTGCGGGAGCGGGGCGGCACCAACACCGACGCGGCGATTGCCTTCGCCAAAAGGGCTTGGGCCGAGGAGCTCAACGACACCGAGGTGGGTCTCATGTATGGCCACCTGGGCTTCACCTACAAGAAACACCCAACGCGCCACTGGCGGCCACCGGACACGGTGAAGCAGATGCGCGACGGTTTCGCCGAGAACTATGGCGACCTGCCGTGGACCAATGAGTTTAATGACACCGACGAGGTTTCGTTGGGCCTTGTCCCGGCCTACCGCGCGTGGGAGGCGGACGTGCCGTTCTAAACCGATGCGGACGGTGTTGGACTGGGCCACCGTCCTTTGCAATCATAAGTAGAGGAGTGAAGATTGAAAGACCTTTCTAATGTAATGGTGCATGACGCCGGTGCGGAGGACGACTGGAAGGCCGCCGAGAAGGCCGCCCACGAGGCGTTGCAGCGACACGAGCCCATGGTGGAGGCCGCGTTCAAGATGGCGTTTGAGTGGCACGCCCACACTGGGCTGGACATCTTTTTCGTAAGCCGCGACGATACACGCGTGCGAGACAGGGAAGCGGACCTTGTGGAGGCCTCGACGTGCGGCTGTGTGTGTCTTTCGTCGAGCAGTTGATCAAGCTGCACCTGCACCACGACGAGGAGCTCGCCGCGCAAAAGCGGCGGATCAAAGCGGCGATGCAGCGATGAGGAAAACATTTCTGGATTGGGTTGCAACCCGCAAGGCAGGCGACAACCCGCGCGGCGACTTGATCCGCGACACGCGCGCCACCACCAAACGCCCAAGTCGGGACGAGTGGGAGTGCACCTGCTACTTCCTGCGGCTGCAGGGCGCTTGCCCGGAGGCGATCGAGGCGGCTGAGCGGCTGTGGGTCGAGTACCAGCACTGGAAGGCGTACGAGGAAGCAGACGCTTGGTTGAGGCGGCGCGGGTTGGGTCGGTATGGCGACGCCATCGCCGACTTCTGAAAAGCGAAGCCACGGTTTGGCCGGGGGCTTTTGTTTTAGAAGAGCGGCTCGCCCGTAGGTGGCGGCACGTTGAGGCGCTCATTCTCGCCGATGTTAGCGTTGATCGGAGCTTGGTCGCTTTGGGGAGGAGCGACATGCCAGAACAGGGCAATGCCCATTTTCGGATCGCGCACGTAACGCCGAGCGGGATTGCCCGCGTAGGTTGAGTGTCTC